CTATTTTTTTATTAACTCAATAATTGCATCTAATTTTCCTGCATTGTTAGCAGTTTCTTTAGTTATTCCATCCAGTTTTTCATGGGTTTCATCAAACTTTTTATTGTAATTCCGGTTTTGATGTTCAATAGCATCCTTATTTTCTTTTATTGGCTTGAATATCATTTGACTAAAAAAATATTTTAATCCTATCATGATCCCTATTCCTATCGGACTAATTATAAACCACCACTCTTTCAGAAATTCCATATTTTTCCTTATTTTCGCAATACAATATTTTGATTAACCATGAAACAATTAACACTCGGCGATAGAGCTGAAATAAAACAATTAACAGAAAGAGAGCCTGAACTACTCGAATTTCACAGACTTTACGTTTCGAACTATTTCGAAGTGGAGAAAACAAACGTTCAGTTCGACATTCAATTCGCTCGTGAAGAAGTCGAGAAAATTGAAAATATCCTAAGGCAATTAGATCAGTTAAGATTAAAAGCTGGGATGCAGTATTAAATATTCCCCTTCTCACTTATTATTTGAACCTCTATTTATTTGAGAATTATAAAGAGTTCCGTCAGCATTTGTTACTCTGTTTCCAAACCGATCAAAGAAATTGGGACCAAGGATAGTTAATATTCGTGAATCCATATAACCGTTATCTTGTGCTGAGGTAGTTTGCATTTCATAAGTAGTTGTGTTTATTATATTGCTTAAAGTTTTAGCAACATTAGTTTCTTTTATATTGTTAGTAGCGGTGTCATTAGCTACTAAGGCTGATTCAAAACCACTTAAAGAATAATAATTCGGAGTAAAAGTAGATCCATTGTATTGACCGTACACTATAGTTGAATCATAAGTATCAACTGTCTGATCATTCCAGATATAATTATTTCTTAGTATAAAAGGTGAATTTCCTTGTTCACTGATTAGAAAATCTATATCACCGGTAGCATTGGTAAAACTTGGATGACCAGTACCTTTCTTAACGTGCTTCCTACTCATATTTATAAATGCGTTGTTAATCCAGTACAACGGGATTGCTCTTTGATATTTACTTTCATAACTGATTGGAGTTGCATTAAAATTAAGATAAGTGTTATTAAAAAACCAATGTTCATTAGCTACCGCACTTAATGCAGTTCCGCTTGTATGTCCAAATTGAAAGCTATTTCCCATTCCAGCGGGAGCTGGTTTATCCCATCCACCAGTTGAATTAAAATGATGACTTATCGAATCTTTGAAATTTGTCCAGTCTACAAAAGTGTTAAAATAGGTGTAAGTATACTGTGCAATATTTTTTGTCCGCATAGTCCCATTTTTCATGAGATTATTATAGATATGAATATTGCTAGGATAATAAGATGCACCAGCTGTACTTTCACCAATCTGATAAGGTCGGGCATAATCCATCGTGATATTTGTTCCTATTACATTATTATGGAAGCGAACATTGGTCGTATTACCTGTTGATGATATTACTCGGAAAGGCATTGTTGTAATATCCATAAGCCAAGAATCATATATATCGATATTTGAAGTAGAGTTTTGTACATCTAAACCATTGTTTGCTGAAAAATATTCATAGTAAATATGACCAGTACCACTTACATCAGCATATCCAGAATAAATAGAATCTCCAAACATAGTTACAGTTGCACAATCATTAAATCTTATTGCCATATACTCAAATTTTGTGATGTAGCTATTAGAAAAAGTAACATTATCACAATTCTTAAAGGTAACTGTAAAGAAATCAGAACCTTCAAATACTAATCCGTCTACAGTTAAATTATCTGTATTTTCGAAATTGATTAATTGCTTAAAACCACCTATATGTTTAATTGAATTATATTTAGTAGCGGGGTTTATACCTGCCGAATCCCAAACATGAACTTCTCGTACTGCCGCCATATCATATTTGTTAATTGTAAATCTATAGTTTGCATTAGGCCTACCAAATGTTGAATCTTTTGCTGCCCCAGTAGCAGCTACCGTAGATCCTTCAGCAGAAATGTCCGGGCTTAACCACATTGGCGTTTCTTTATCATCAAACCAAAGTCTTGAACATCCAGTTTCTTCAAGGTCATAATAACCAAAATCACTAAAATCATATGTCCAGAATGTTGTACCATCACTGTAGGTAGTATTATCCAATACCCAATGACTAGTATTATCCCATCCATAAAGTTCTTGGTAAACAGTGAATTTAGCCTTATCTGTAGAAAAGAATTTTACACCATTTGGAAGATTGATAAAATCCCATGCTGTGGAATTTACTGCTGTTACTCCGTATACATATTCTTTTTCGAAATCACCAGAAAAATGTACTAAATCATTTACAGAAAGATTTGCCACCCAACCGGCTTCAAAAGTTGCCATATCCATTTCGCTACCAATTTCTGTCGCTGTTGAAAAAGTAGTATTAGTACCTGTTGCTTTGACGTAATAATCAGCATATATACTAGGAGCAGAATACAAAAGGGTATCTTCATTAGAAAATGGAGAATAGTCAGTATTATTTTTATATCTTACTTTATAGCTATATTCATCACCATCACTAACAGAATGCGAATATGATAAACCACCGCCTAATACATATTCTAAAAGATAATAAGGAATATCAACTGATCCGTTCAAAAATTTCTGTGCATAAATTTCATATCCGTCATAACTAGGATAAGTTTTTTCTATTAAAAAATTATCGAAATATGAATATTCTCCATTATCTGTGACACACTGTAAATATATCTCTAATGAATCAGTGCCTGAAATATTACTTAATGTTGCTGTATATACAGTATCTTTTGTTGATTGATAATTAACATAATATTCTCTTGTATTTTTATTGATTATAACAAACCATACTGAATTGGCTGTACCAACTTCAGCATCAACTGAAAATCTATATGTATCTGTTGAATTTACAGATACCATTAAAACAGTTGAAGGCCAAGCAGTACCTAAATTATCATCAAAAGTTTTCATTTTTCCATTTTCAATAACTCTTTCTTTTGGTTCACCATGACGTGGTTTCCAATCTATTGTATCAGATTGATTTGTAAAATCATAACTAATATATTCTAATGTATCTGGAATATTAGGATCACTCCAAGAAAGATCTATAGAACCATCACCATTTGAAGCAGTGAGTTCTGTTGGTGCTGACAATAAATTTTCAAGCGGCAAGTTAGCTACACCTTGAATAGTCCATTCCATCGGACTTCCATTACCATTATGAGTAATAATAAAAGTATCAATAAATGCACCATTTGCCGATATTGGATTGAAATATATTTCTAATTGAGTAGAATCTCCCGGAGCTAATGAACTCACATGCCTTGCAGAGTTGGAATAAAAAGGGGCATTTAATCCAGAATAGCTTGTGATATTTAATGTGCTAGCTGATAAGTTTTTTATCCAAGGGAAAATAACAGTTGCTGTTGTAACAGTATCAAAATCAATAGCATCTGCAACCAAACTGTTAAGATTTTCAACATTGACACTAACTGCTAAAGTATCCTCACCCTTTTGAGTTGTATTATTAACAATCAAGTTAACGGAATGACTTCCTAAAACATCACCCTTTACTATAACACCCCTTGAAATTGTGTCGCCATGCTCAACAACAACCTTATAGTAATTCTCTTTTACAGAGAAATTATCCATTGTTGCTTTTGCATTCTCAGTTAAGCTTAATGAAAATCGGGGATACTTTTCTGCCGTTGCTCCATTAACTGTTCCATGATTATTTCCTGTATCATCTGTCCATTGAGAGAATGAAACATTACCACTTGTTCCGTTAAAGTCTATTTTTAAGCTATCTGTAGATATATCAATTTTTAAATAAAGATTACTTACTTCTGTATTTGACAATGCTCTGTTATATCTATTAAAAATATAAATATTTCCTCTGTGATCACTTCCACCTCCATATCCCCTGCCTATTTCTTCAACTCCTTGAATTTTTCCATCATAATTCGTTGCAACACCTATGCTATCTCCATTGTAATACCATTTTACAGTACCATTACCATTGTATACATAAACATATTCTAATTTATTTTCATGTAAACCACTTATTTCACTATACCCTGTTGTTGTTTCATCTGTCCAATTTTCAAATTGGATATAATCACTATCACTAGGTCGCTCAACAAATTTTATAAAATCTTTATAACCATTTCTACCCATTAAATAATACGAATTTGTTGTGTTGTTTTCTAAGTCATAGGAAAATACAATTCTTAGTGAATAAGCATCTGTACTATCATAATTAAAAGGATTAAATGTTATATAGTCATCTCCATCAAAACTATAATGATTATCTGCTTCTTTGCCAAGAATAGAAAAGCTATAAGTTGAATCTGTAGATGTTAACTGATCTGTAGAATCTTCTTCAAATACTAGATCTTCTGAATAATATTGCCAAATTAATTTTCCTTCCTTTATTGTTTGAGAACTATCTTCTAATTCGTATAATTTAAAATTAGCTATATATAACGTATCAAGATTAGCATCATCAGTAAAAGTAGAAACTGCATCATCAGTTAAATATATTCTTGTTGTGTAAACATCTTCCGCTTTCACTTTTGCTGTAAACTTTGTCCATGTGCCAATAACAGAACCATTAGCAGGATTGTGTGATATACCCCATGCACTATTTGCTAAGGAAAAACCATTTGCGTGAGAATTTGAAGACGGAAAAAGATATTCTATTTCAAAATAATACCACTTATTAACTGTTTGAGATAAATCTTTTTGGGCTCTATGTGTTGTGTTTGTTTGATCATAAATAGATATAGCAAGCACATTATCATAAGAGGTTGATCCATCTGTAACTTTATCAATATTACCATCTACTACGGAATTATTTGAATTAGAAAAACCGTCCGTACCTAAGCTAAAATCACTTTCATAAAATATGGACTCCCCCTCTTTCACATCAACACTCAAATTATAGAATTGATTTTTTTGCATACCTTCAGTCGCAAGAACTATTTTTGCACTATCCTTATTAGCAGCCACGTTGCTAAAAGTTGCTGTACTATCTGAATTATTCGTAAGCGATGCACCGCCCTCTGTTCCCCAATCCCCAATCGTCGTTGTATCAGAAAAAATTCCATTAGAATCAGCAACCAATTCAGTATTAGGCAACAGAGCAATTACGTTTGTGTCTGAAAGATCTATTCCCTCAATTATAAAAGGATTAAAGCCCATTGAGTGAGTAAACATAATAGAAATCAAAGAATCACTATCGCCATAATTTATATTAACCGTTGGTGTTAGCGTGTAGATATTTGCTTTTCTTATCTGCGGTAAAAGCAAATGAGGTTGTCCGTACAGACTAAAAGAAAGTAATAGCAGTAAAAATATTTTCTTTACCATGAATAACTCCCTTTAGCAACTGTGGAAGTAATATATTTCAAAACTACTTCTACATATTCACCAACTCCAAAATTTGGATTATTTTCATTAGGATCACCTACCCAATCAATTGTTACACCGGGAATATTTATTGTTACTGCATCCTGACTATAAATAGTAAACGAAACCCAACCTGAGCTATAGTTTATAACGTCAATCGTCTGAGCACCCTGAGCACCATAGATCCCGGCTATGTAGTTTTTATTTGAAAAGTCTAGCGTGTCAGTAGACTGTGAGAAAGTTGTGGGTGCATTTGAACTAAGTATTTTTGCATCGAGCCTCTTAACTTTTTCTTCATCAATAAATTTAATCCAAAATTTATTGTAATCTTGATCAAGACCAACAACATATAATGAGTTTAATTGCAATCCACTACCGTCAGTATCATTTTGACCACCAAGACTAAAGACATCTCCAACATAAACATCCGCATCCGTTATATTTGGCAAACTAGTTACCGAAACAATTCCAGATCTTGCATTACTACTACTAAATCCAGTTGCTGAACTTGTATACCTAATTTTCCCGGTAGATATTTTCTTTTCACCTTGCAATCCGCTTTGATCGCCATTAGCTAACCAATAGGATAGATTTGCAGATCCGAATCCTTGTTTATCTATCCAAGCCTTTGTTACAAAATCAACTCTATATTTGTCATTATCAGAATTCTTTGCATTAAGGTGTAACAAAGAATCTTGGTCTGAAAAGTAAAATCTCATATTCCCACTTAAAGAATCAGATAGCAAAGAGGACGAATATGGCATATACCAAACACCGTTTCTTATATCAAAAATACCGGTTACTAAGTATGTTGCAAAAAGTGTGTCGTTTGCATTATCATAAACAACATGATTACTATCAACAAGCCCATGCTGAACAAGATCATTTGTAGTTGCATAGTTTATTATTGCACCGTTTTTATATTGAGCAATTTGACCGGTTGATGTGTTAATGAATATTCCGTTGTTTGTCGTTGTACTTGCTAGTTCTGCCAATTGGATTGCATTTAAGAAACTATATGTACCATCAATTGATTGATCCCCACTAACACCCAATAATTCAGCAAATTTCTCATAAGAATAAATGTAAATCTTAGGATTGTTAGGATCACTATAATCATAAACCTCAATGTATGTTTTCTGCTTATCGGCCGGTTCATTGGTTAACTTAGTGTATTCAGAAGGATCACCGGGATAGCTTTGTGCGTTTATCAGCAAAGATGATAAAAATATTATTATAGTTATAATTTTAATATTCCACATATCATATTCCTTGTTTTATGGTGCGACTCTTGCTTTACCGGTATTCGGATTTATTCTTACCATTCCGCTAACTGGATCTACTCTAACTTTATTTGACAATACCATTTTGCTTAAATCAACTACCTTTAACGTCTCGAATGAGAAAGTTAATATGTCGTAATATTTCCTTGTTTTTAACCAACCCCATTTTATCTTTAGCAAACAAAGAACTTTTTCACCATTTAAGTTTTGGAAATATTCTCCTTCAGAAAATGGCGCACAATAAACTTTTTTGTGGTTGAATTGGTAGAGTCTATTAAACTCATCAATATATTGTTTTTCTTCACCCACATAACTTTTGCATTCAAATATGTATCTTTCGCCAATATGGTCTATATCAATTGATCCATCCAAGTTATCCTCAATTCGCCTTTCAATAATTACCGGTTCAAACCTTGTGATAACATTATTGATAATTATTTGTTCAGTAGAATTATATTCAAACCTTGTATTCCCTGATGTCCCAAAAACACTCATTAAGTCACCTCACCCAAATACAATGCTTCAATATTAGTTGTACCGGCCTCTATCAACTTGTTAAGACTGAGGATTTGATATTTTCTATTTTCATAATGGAAGTTTTTCAAATAGTTTACACTTAACCCTTTATGGATAAGAGTGTCTAACCAATTTTTAACGTTTGTATTCCTATGGTGATAATGTAATCTTGGCTGAATCTCATATGGCGGATAAAACGTTGATCCAAGAATATTGTCCTTCATTTGTTCGGTGTAGTAATAATCGCCGTTTCTAAATATCCAATCATTTGTAACTTGCCCCGGAATCCAAGTAATTGGAATCTCCAGTGATTTATCAGATACATTTATATAAGACTCTTTGTCTGGCAGTTCAAATAAAACCGAACCATCAGCGTTTTTCGTAGCTACATATAAAAGTTTTGGATAACCAATCCCTCTAATACATTTTTTAATATTTAGCGATTGCAGATTGTTTTCGTTATAGTAGTATAGTTTTTGAAAGAAGGCATTGCTGTTATTAACAACTCCGGTAAATGCAAATTTTCTTTTAGCTAAAGCTATTAGTGTATCACCTAAACTTTCTCCATTGTAAAATTCATCATAGTTAGTATAAAGTTCGCTCCAAGTTCCATCATAAAGTGTTTTTTGTGTACCGGTTACATAATGCGTAATACCGTAATAATTCCAATCATGGTTTACTTCAAAAACAATGTTGGAATTAATTAGCCTATAACAATCATGAATAGCTTCATTTAATGAAGACGAATTACCAACGCCACTACCTAACCCAATAGGGTTTTTACTTCCACCGGATGAATCAAACAACATGGTCTCAAAAAGTATGTTGGTATTGCTTGTAAATTCTAAATCTAAGTGTTTATCATCGTATAGTATAGATTCTTCCGTATGTTTACCTTCAAATTCTAGCTCACTGTTTATAAATACCTTACAAGTAATTTCTAAGTTATATTCATTTGGAGAAAACACTTTGTTCTCTAAATAATTATCAAGATCTCCAATTTGCAAGTGGTAAGAACTTGGCACCAACAAATAATCATTCATGTCAAATTGCAATTCCAAATTTCCGTAATTCGTAATTTTCACCCGAACGTCTTCGGCGGTTTTTTCAACAATGCTAGATCCGTTGTTGTATTCAAAAATCAACTGAATTTCAATTGTATCATCACCAACAACTTTTTCGCCAAATATTATTTTAACAGATTGTTCCATTTATCCGTGATATCTCTTATAAATATTTGAACCTTTCTTATTACTAAAATATATCTGTCGGTTAGTCACTCTTGCATTTAGTGTAGTGCTGTTTATACCTCTATCAAAAGCTTCGCTTAAATTTTGCAATAACATATTTTGCACTTCCAACATTTCGTTTGTTTCTTTCATATCGTTATTAGCCTTACTACCGAAGCCAGACATACTTATCCTTTCGTTTGGTGTTATATATCCACTATTTGCACCCATCATTAAATAGTCATGACCATTTACGGAAAGACCCTCAATTCCCTTTTCATTTACTTCATAAAATTTCATAGGAGAAGTATGGCCGCCGCCGGCTTTTCCACCACCGAATAAATCCCATATGAAACTAGCACCCGGAACAATCGAGGCCGCAGTGCCCAAACCACCGGCAAAGGTTCCATCGTCTTTTCTTAGCGCATCGCTAATTCTTAATGCAATTTGCAATGCTTGATTCATACTTGATAATAGAGTTTTTCCATGCCCGGAAAATGCATCTTCTAAAGCAAACCCAAGTTCACTGGCATTATTATACATACGATTAAACAAACGATCTTGTTCTGCAAAACTCTGCTCTATCCAATCAAGAACTAATGCTTTCCTTGAACCTGTGTTTTCTTCATTCCTTTGAGTAAACCTTATATCCGGCGTACGCATTATTTTTTTCAACCAAACATCCGCATTATCAGCAGTTATATTTTGATCTTGCATCATAATTCCGGACACATTCCCAATTGGAGAGTATTTAACCGGTTTGCTGGTTAAATAATTACTTAGTTTTTTTTCTTGCTCTAAATTCTGTATATACTTACCAGACCACACAACTAATTCTTTTCTTAAATCCCTCAACTCAGTAATTTTATCATTTATTTCGTCTTGAGTTGCAGAATACATATTGAATGTTTTAACTAAACTTTTAGCATCATTGTTTGTCTCTTTCACAAAATCATCATTAGTTACCATGCCAAGGCTGGGAATAAATCTTTTCCCAGTTCTTAAGTTTTCTAAATCATCTTTACTAAATTGCCCAGCGTTAAAATCTAAACCTTTGCTATACCATTGATTTGATCTGCTCCCAGTCATAATTTGCCCGGCCTCTATCAATTGAGCTTTCAGTTTCGGTAAACTCTCCGATATTTTATCTATTACTTCAGTCACTCCATCATATAAATTAAGGTAATATTTTAAATATGCATCCAATCCGGATATTGCATTCGTTACTGGCGTTTTTGCCAACTTAGCAAAGGTTTGGACTAATTTGTTTACGTTTTCGCTTAGCTTGCTTGCATTACGTGAAGTTTTTTTCTCTTGCTCAGCAAAAGCTTCACCCATAGCATTTGATGAGTTCTTCATGGAGTCTAAATCCTTGGCAGCCATTTTTGCATTTCCGCCTGTTAACTGTAACATTCCTTTAACTGCTTCAGCTCTACCAAATAATTTTACCATCGCTTCTTGATCACCATTAAGAGCAAATTCCAGATCCACTAAGAATTTCTGTAATCCCTTTGCTTTTAATGCTTGTATGGAAAATGCTTCAGCAACTTGTTCACTCATTCCACGAGCACGCTCCTGCCCTTTTAATACACCAGTAAATACTGCATTTAACTGTGTAGCTGCTTGACTTGTAGAAACACCTTGTTTTGTTATTGTTGCTAATGCACCGGCTGTTTGTTCAAAACTTAAACCCAACGAATAAGCCATTGGGGCAAACTCTGAAATAGAAGATGCAAGTTGCTCAAAATTAGTTTTACCTAATTTTACTGTTTGGAACATAATATCGGATATTTTTGTAGCCTCGGATGTCTCTAAATGGAATGCATTCAAAACGGTGGTTAGTCCGTCAACTGCTGTTTCTACAGAGCTAATACCCGCAATTGAAGCTTTTGTAGCTATGCCTAAAAATTCTATAGCATCACCGGCAGAAACACCGGCAGAAACGGTTTGATACAATCCATTGGTTAAATCTTCTGTTGATACACCAAGTTCAGATTGTAAAGCTTCAACTTGTTTTGTGTAGCTGGCTAATTCTTTTTCGGATAGTTTCAGAATGGTATTAACATTTCTCATTCCATCTTCAAGATTTATAAAAGAATCAACTCCTTTTTTAATAACAAGACCCATCGCCAAACCGGCACCGGCTACTCCGCCAAATGCCATAGGCAAACGTTGCGTCGCATTAGCCAACATATTTGCAGACCTTTGCATTCTGGCAGTTGAAGATATTACACGTTTTTCCGCCGTAGCGACTCTTCTCTCAAGTTTAGCGAGCCTAGCATTAAAGGTAATATCAATAGTGTTTTTTTTAGCCATTGTTTAATTTATTATTAACCATTTTTTTTAATCTCAACATTCTATCTTTTGGTGTTTCCATTTCCAGTTTACCACCGGACTTATAATTACAAATATTAGATACCTGGTTAAGCAGTGAATTATATTGCCGTTGTGTCAGATTGCGTAAATCGTCCGGTTTTAATCCTGAATAAGTTTCAAGCAATAAGGCATCTGCTACTTCGGCAGATACTTCTAATCCTTCTTTTTTTTTACTTGCCGGTGGATTATTTCAGCCAATTTGTGCTGATCGGCCATTGGTAATTTTTCTGAAAAATCAACCAATGATATTTCATTATTTGTTTTTAAATATTCTTTATAAGAGTTATTTATTTCTGCTTCGGTCTCCCCTTCCATTTCTAATATCAAGTCCAATACTTTTTGAACTTCATCCTCAGAAATAAGATCTTGGAAATCCTCAAAAGATGTATCCGGATTATTTATTTTGAAAGAATCATAAATAAATTTCAATTGATGACTTTTATCACTTACTACAAATGCAATTATCTCTTGTGAACTGTAAACCTTACCTACTTCGCTCATTAACAAAGTTGTCTGTACGTCCTGATCATTAACATGTTTCTGGATATACGCAAAGTTTTTGTCTTTTAACTTTTCTTGTAAAGTGACAAAATCAACATCCCTTTTGTTGCGTTCAGCAAAGGAAAAATCACCTGATTTAATTTTTATTTTTATACTTTTTCTGTCCATAATAATTTTAAGACGTAGAAACGTTTATACATCTCCACGTCTATAACCTCTATTATTCTTTAAGTAGTTGTATCTGTTAATTCCCACAAACCTGTTGTTACAAAATCAAAGGTAATTACTTGTGCATTTTCACCTGGGACATCTAAAGATTCGCCTACCCTAGTTATTATTGCGGGGCCACTCCAGAATCTTGTTGGTGTAGAACTTAATTTGATCGTTAATACAGTACCCATAGCTGGAAGATCAACCCCCTGCAGAACCAATCCTTCAATGTTCCCGCTCCCCTCAATAAAACCATTAGGAATTTTAGAGCGATATCCAGCTGAAGCATTACTAGATCTTGTTGTGTCAATTGTACCCGTTGATCTTTCAAAATCCCATTTAGTTATATCAATTTCTGTAGGTGTTGCGCCATAATGCGCCTTTCCCTCTAAACCACTAACCGGATCGTTTAAGGCCATTTTATTTTCTCCTTATTAAATGTTTATATTCTCTATCTCTAATATCAATTGCTTAATTCGCCGTATAATCTTTCCCATTTTTTCTACATACTTTATGTCTGTAGCGTAATTCTTCTTTCCGTTACTTTGTAATGCTATTATAAAGTCCAAAGGATCTGTATATAGAAATGCATGAGGCCAATTCTTTTTTATCACTTTCCCATGATCCGTGAAACTAGCGGCTGGCGTTTTATAAACTCTAAACCAAGCATCAACTTTCACTCTTTTTCCCTTTATATATTCATGTGTTTTTAATGACTGCTTTTTACCCTTCCAACTCTTAAAAGCTTTAACACCAAAGAAGTTGTTACCTTTTGCATATTTTCCCCATCCGCTTTCTAAAGCTCCTTGAGCTAGAGTAACCAATACCGGTACGCCGGTTAATATCTTACTCTTAAAAGCATCATAGAAATAAGCTCTAACAAAATCTTCCGGTGATTTGACCTCTTTTATCTCCCTACTAGGACGATCTTTTATTTTGCTTAAATGTTGTCCGATTAGCATATATGCTCCAGTGGCATTCTAATAATCTGTTTTGTTGTCTGGTGTCCATTTATTGTTTACTCTATGAGTAATTGTAAACTCTACCCATCCTTCGGCCATTTCTGTCGATTTATCAAAGTTGGGTTCAATATCTTCATCAAATGCAACAATTACCCAATAGCCATATTTGTTTTCAAAGAAGGATATGTTTGAATGAACCATCTTTTTCACATCATGTATCATGTTTGTAATCATTGTATGAACATCTTTTCCATCATTTATATTTTTAGGTATTCCACCAATTTCAATTCTAATTTTTATTGCTTCATAAAATCCATTACTTGCAGTACCTTCCCCATCCATATCTTTTATATTCAAATATCTTTTATCATCTTTTCCTAATGCTCTTTCTAACCAATGAGATATTTCACTTTCCGCAAAATCAGTTAAATAACCATTGGCTGTAACTATTGTTTTTGCTTTAGTAATAAAATCGTTTGCTATGGATTGTCTTCTTGTCATATTCTTTTCTTGTAATCCCGGTTTGTCCGGAATCTATTTTAATATTTATATAATTGGACTATACTAAGTCCGATGCCATCCGGTAATATTTTTTTAATTTTCAGACTTAACGTCTCTGATGTTGCCAAAACATTAATTGTTACCTTTGAATCTTCTTGTAAACTTTCAACGTCGGTGGATCTGCATTCATACCAAGGATCTGAACTATCAAAACTTTGTTGTAAACCAAGTGTGTCGTATTCATTATGAAAATGACCTTTTATAGAACTGGAAGATTCGAATGGTGTCATTGAATCTTCCAGACCAGTATTAACAAATTCATCTATTGGAATAATTGACATTAGTAAACCGTTTGCACTATTATTACTTTTTGATAAGTATCCGTTGCATCGTTACCTGAACTGCCGGCTGTAATTGTTACCTTAAGTCTATTGTAGCCTTTAGCCTCTGCCTTAGTTATTGTGGTCGCTCCTTCAACATAAGTTGCTGTTCCATCAGCATTATTTATTGTTAAAGTTGCACCTTCAAGTGCTTCATAAATGTTTATGCCGGTTACATCGCTTCCCTTATATGTAACCGGATGAAAATCGAACCCACCTTGAACATCTAATGAGTCAATATCAATTTCACCCATTGCATAAACGCTGTAAACAATTGAATCAAACGGAGCAAGGTTTTCCAGATCACAGTAATATATTTCTGTGCCGGAATTTGCAATACTATCAATTTTTACAACTGAATTGACTTGCGCCGTTAACTGTGCTCCAAACAGTAACAACACCATAATAATTCCAAATAATATTTTCATTTTGCACCTACCTTTTTATAATTAAACTATTTCTTGGCCACTAATTCGCCAAGTTTTGTATTTTCATCAATTGGTCTGAACAACAATTCCATCTTACTGAGGCCAGAAACATTAACAATATCTCCGGCTTTCTTAGGTACGGCTTTATCAGAATTATGTTCTTTAACTCTGCATTTTTTATTTAGCTTTACCTTTTCAACTTTTCTAATTCTTTCTGCCGTAAAGTCTTTTGTTGATAGTGCCATTATTTTTAACTCCTTCAAAATATTTTAATATTTACGGGACGTTTTTACGTGCCGTTTTAATTTTTATCTTAAACCTATAAGCCAACATTGCTTGAAATTGAAAAAGCAGCCGCATGTCGGCAGATATAATCAAAATCAATAAAGCTTGTTACTTCAACATTACCGGCTCTTGAGTTTTCACCGTAAGGATTTACTAATAACTCTAATATTCCATACTCAACTAAGATTAACTGATTCCATACACCGAAGAATAAATGCTGAGAATTTGCATTCTTAGTAATGTGTGATGGATAATTATTCATCAAACCGCTATCATTCATTAAATAATTACCAGTTCCGGTTTCCCTTAAAACAGTTTTCATTTTCCCTTTGACCAATGGATTAGTTATCCAGCCCATTGAATTAATATCTGCATTTGCATCTTCAACATCTGTTTCAAATTCAACAATTTTAGGCCAACTAGGAGTTGACATATCAACCGTTCCAACGCCGGTTACATTTGCAATGCCTTCCGGATCATTCCCAACGCCGGTTCCATGTAGGCCTTTGTTGTCTAATCCATTTCTGTTTAATGCGAGAATATCTGATAATACTAATCCATCAATTGCCGGGTTAGATCTACTCAATAATCTTCTTGTATATTCTGTAGTTATTGTTCCGGTCTTTGGAGTACTAGTTACATGGCCAAGCGTTAAGAAGCTTTGATTTGCTGCACCACCTTCTCCAACCATACTAAATGTTGCAGAACCAACTTGTTTTGGAATGTCCAGATCTTCTTTCTGACCAGACAATATTGTTATTCTGGCTTGTCCTAATACGGATTTGTTTCGCAACATTTCAATAAAAGCATCCCCTTTGTTTTCTGTTCCGACCAAATACCCACCGGCAGAGTCTGTGGCAACTTGCAAAGCTCTTTCCATCATCTCACGATTATTAAGTGCTAATGCCAAACGGAAATTAGCATTTAAGTTATTAGCTGTATTTGCTCCAACCAATTGAACTTCTCTTGGCAATACTATACCACCGTTCTTTGGTTCAACCTTTTTGTGTACTGTATCAAGTGCTTCTTTTTCTTTCCCGGCTTTTGACCAATCTTTATTGAGAACAGCATCCAATGCTTTTGTAATTGAGAAATCAATCGCTTCTTGGTTGGTCATACCAATTTCGGTGGCTGGCGTTTCAACTGCGCCACCATTGTTAAGGTTATCGAGCACATAATCTCTGAATTTATTTACATCCCAGTTCTCATTTATAGCTCTTTCAGTTGCCGCCTTTTCATCTTTGAATTGGCCTTTGAATTTGCCAGCAAAATCATTGATTTTTTCTTCTCTAATCCTGTTCTTTCCTATTGCTTCATCGGCAAATTTCTTTTTTTCTTCTTCAGTCATTGGACCATCTCCCTTTATTGAAATTATTTTTGTCACACTATTATTTAATTCTTTAATGCTGTTTTTAATTCCATCTATCTCTTTTGGATCAACATTATTTAGGTTTTTAACCGGAAAGTTATTTAGGTCTATAAATTCGCTCCTGAACTTTGCTCTATCATCTGCGCCAATAGCAACAAGTGAATCTTCTTTAAGATCCCACACTTCCCTAATCAATAATGTAAAATCATCACCATAATCATTACGGTATTCTTTACCGTCTATTTCAGTTCTTTCTTTTGGAGCTACAACAATTGTATGTTCATCATATGTTTTATAACCAATGGATGTATCTGTTAGGTGCTCATCTTGCACCATGTTAAACTCTCGTTTTGCTTCTCGCTCAAAATGGTAATCACCTAATATTATTGGTTCGCCTTTTTCATCAACACCGTCAACTATATTTCTAACAGAACCCTTTATTTCTTCGGTTGAATATCTGGAATGAGAATCGAGCAAAGGGACTTGGCCGTTTTCCGGAATCCGGCAACCTTTCATCAATAATATTTCTCTTACCGGTTCCCATCTGTACCAATCAAAAACAATGACCGGCTGTTCGGTTGCAAGAACTCCCTTTTCAATAATCATGTCTTCAGCTTTAACAGACTCAGTTCTAATAGTAGCTGACCGGCTAAACCAATCTTTATATTGCTTGTTTAAGTCCTTTCGATTCATTTCCTTCACCTTTTTCTATATTATTATTTTTCTTTATATCTTCTATTGTTACACCTTTCTTTTCCATATACTCTTTTTCATATGCGAACTGATCAATAGTTTCTTCAAAGTCCATCCCTTGTTCGGCAAGTATTACAGAAAGTGTTTTTTGTTTTGCTTTCCAAGCATCGTAATTTGCTTTTACTTCATCTTTCGGATTAACCATTTTCCATGTTCTGCCCTGGAAGTGTGGTTTGTTGAACTGATCAAAGTTGAGAATATCCAAATCGACTAAATCAGCAAGCAACGCATGAGTTAAAACTGTTTCGAATGTATCAATTAGATCATGATCCGTTATCCAAGTATGCAGTTCCATCCATAAGTCTTGTTCATCTAAAAATGATCCACGTGTTGAAGTGTAGTTAGCATCTTCATAACTATTAGCGAGCTTAATAAAGCTTACACCAATATTTGATGCCACGCCTTTTAATATTGATTTGCGGAATGGATCATGCTGTTCATGTGGAAATTTAGGATCATGTGAAACATGCTTATAACCTTTGGGAACAATTTGAGTTTGCCCCGGTTGAACGTTTTCTTTAGTTATGCCTTTGGAATCCTCTTTACCGCCGGCAACATCAGCAGTTGTTAATCCACCCGACTTAGCGTCTACCGGTTCCCAAATATTCGTTTTCATAGCAGATACTCTTGCATTTACCAGACTTGCATCTTCAAAACCTTTCAACATTTTTAAGCGTAAGGCACTTGGAGCCAACCAAGGAATGCCTCGGAATTGGTTAAAAGATTCTCTTACAAATAAATGAGTTACTCTATTTGCCGGTATTTTGTAATAATCATTGGAATATGGAACACCGAACACATCCATAACAATATTAACTTTTTTGAAATAGTAGTTTACCGGCCTTCTGTATTCGTCATATTCAATACCCATTACAATTTTTCTGCCCTCTGGAGAAACATCATTGTAATTGATATCGCACAAATCACTTTCTAAATACTGATATGTTAAGCCAAATTTATTAACACCTTTTCCGGTGATTTTGATTTTGAAGATTTCACCGGCCAACCCAACTTGCTGAATCATTATTTTGTCGCATTCACGTTTTGGTATATCGCCGGTAATTGTGCAAAACTCTTTTTTGCAGAACTCTTTGAATATATCCTGTACTTTTTGGTTTGTTTCGGTATCGAGAACAGTTTTGGTTATTCCATCTTCTTTTATTTCCATTTTAGCTTTATTACGGAGTGTAAATCCTTTTGCTCCAACTGCACCATTCCCAATCATGGTAATTACTTTTCTTGCGTATGGATCATTTTGATATAGATCTAAACATCTTTTTTGTACATGCGGTAAACTCATTCTAATATCAGAATTAAGGGTCTTTGCAAAGTTGTTCCAATCAGATGTAAGCCGGTTTACTTGAGCTGCTTCAAATGCCCTGGCATATGTATTAGGCATGATTTTACTTAAAGCTTTTAACACTGTATATTCAAAAAATTGACCTAGTTGACTCATGTAATAACTCCAATTTCTTGAACTACTTGCGGAATGCCAGACAAACCATTCTCTATTCTTTCCTCTTGTTTTACTTTTGCCTCATAAGTATCAATTAAATCTTCTCTTTCTTTTGGAGAGTAATATTCAATTGCTCTCCCGGATACTTCAATTTTAATTTGTTCTCTAGTGGCATAACCTAATTGCGCAGCCTTTAGAGCTTCCAGAACTTGTTTATTATAGGATCTATTATCAGTGCCGTCGGCCAATGTTGCTTCAATCTCAACAAATCCATCATCAATAGTTTTTTGCGAGCTATCGGATGTTAGAATAGCTTTTTTCTGGAATCTATAAGTACCGCCGGTTGTTGGTAGGGTTACTGTAAATTTATGGTTGCTTCCGGATACGGAATGAGCTGTTTCTTTGGGTGCTTCATTTGTTCTTTGTAATAAATATTTTATTGTGTGGGTAGTAACCGGGTAATCGGAATTGCTTTCTTCCCAATCAATTGTATCGCCGGCATAAAGTTTTTGATCTGTGATATCGGACATGAGCACCCAAAGTTTTTGCTTTGGGTAGTAATGTAAGGATGATTAATAAATTGGGGAACGTACTAAGCAGTACTAAGCAGTACTAAGCAGTACTAAGCAGTACTAAGCAGTACTAAAAATAAATATCTATGAACATAAATGCTTCTTTATTTTAGATTCCCGATACCAACATTCGGGAATGGCAAGTTAATAATTATTCTTTTCTTATGAGTTTATATTTATATCGAGGTTCTATTTAAATAAAATTAATTAATATAGGTTTAAATATATATTGCCAAAACCTTAAATAAGGCGATTTAAGCAACTTTCTTATTTTAGAAAAGTTTAAATATAGTTTAAATTCGCACATTATTTAGAACCCAGTATATTTACATGACTTTTTGTTGATTATCCAAAAACTACTGTTTTCCCTTGGGTAAGTTTATTTTATTATTGAAGTTTAACTTATCATAATTATTATTTAATATAATTTTTGCCTTTTCTAAACCATCGCCACTTTCAAAAAAATTATCAAGAATCATATTTACAAGGTATGTTGTTTTTCTATCAACAACCTTTCCTATAGCATCTAATTTTACTTGATTCTTTTTATCAATGTAAGGACGTATTGCTTTGCTCATAGTTTTTGTATCTCCAACAAAGGTTTAATTATTCCAACCATCTACGGTGTAATTGTCTTTTGGTTTTCTTGGTGTATAATTTATATTTTGTGTTTCTTCTTGTTCAGCTTCTTCACTTTTAACTTCTCTTTCTTTTTTAATCTTTTCAAGATCCTCTTTAATAGCATTGAATTTGGGTAAACAGTGTTTCAAAGCAGCAAAGTTATAGACCAATAAATCCAATGCTTCATTTGGTAATTTATCTTTCTTTTTCTTGTAATAGAAATAGGTGTTGTTTCCAACAATTTTTACATGCATTCTTTCTGCTGTTAACTGATCAAAATAGTCTCTATTACAGTAAACATCTGCAAAGTTAAGGAATTTATCACCTTTATCTATTATATCATTTAATCTAGTATATATTGTATGTTTTATTTTTTGAGTTCCAAGAGTAATTTTAAAAACAGTATCTCCTTCTACCGGTTTAACGTTTCTACTAAGCATTTCAGCATCATACTGATTAGATCCTTTAATGGCAAAAAAACCAAAATGTTGTTTATCTTCAACATATTTATATACAGTATCTGATTCATGACCGGAATCAACAAAAACTCTAGTCACTTTTAACTCTATCCCATCCTCACGAACAAATTTCTTCTTTTCATAGTAATCATCAAACTTTTTCCATACATCTTTAAGGTCAGTTATATTTCCGGGAAAAGTTCCTTTATCAAGAATCCAACCTTGTTCACCTATTCCCCATCCCCAATATTCATATTCAATTCTTGCTTCCTTTATATTAAAAGAGTTTTCCGGCTTTTCATTCTCCGTTTTTTTCTCACTACCTTTCTGGACATCTATTGCACAAGTTATTAGCAACACATCATTTGGTATTTTATAATCCTTCAGATCAATATAATTACTTCTATTGCGATCGATAAGGACAAGTGGATCTGTTTCTTTCGTTATTCCCCTTCTATACGCTCTCCCTTTAACTGTGTTCCAATAATCTTGTTTCGCTTCATCAGTTCCCGCTTTTTCCATTGCAATGCGTTCGTTTACTATTTTTTCAAGATTCGAGAGAGTAGAACTTGCCTGCCCTATCTGCACTGAAATATGCGTAACCATTTCCGGATATTTTGCCTTATACCCAAAAATGAATCCTTCTTCACAATTATCCATTGCATTTTGAAGCATTTTTATTCTATCTGATTCACTAAATAAAGTACCACAAAATTTACATGGTATTTTAGCCGTTTCCGGATAATCTTTTATTACTTTCCCGAAAACATCTTTATCTTGATCCCATACAACAAGATCATCATCCAGTACCTGGTATTCGCCACACTCCAAACATTTTACATGATATTCTTCTTGAGAACCTAGTTCGTAGCGAGATGTGATATTACAGCTATCTACAAGTCCGGGTTGAGATATATTAATATTTTTTGATGTGTTTTTGTAAGCCTTTGTTCTGTTCTCCAACCTTTTTGCCGGATCACCTTCAGAGCGGATATCCGTTTGAATGGCCGTAATATCATCACCATAGGTTTTTTGAGGTGAACGACCCCTTGTTGCACCTTTTGATCCGCCATGAATTATTTCCGTCCATCCCCCACTAAACATTTTGAGATCTGCTGTACTATCAACAGTGTCGTTAGTTCCTTTCTTCTTTTTTGATCGAACCTTCTTCCTAACAATTTCGTTGTTATCGATAAAAGGATCTAACTTTGTTTTAATAAAAGTAGTAGCATCTTTTTTAGTGGGTTGCATCATCATCATCCCCATAGGAATGTTACATACGGTAAATGCCCAATCGATTAGCATGAAAAGAGTTTTACCAATCTGGACTGAACCAACAATTGTGATTTGTCTAACTCTTGGATCTAAACATGCAAAAAACAATCTTTTTATGTGAGGTGAGTTTATTATACGAAATGGTCCCGGTATTGCCGTAGTGGAATCGAGTTCAATATTTTCTTCTCCCCACTCCCATATCTGTTGAAGTTTTGGTGGAATCAGCAGACGCAATCCTTCCATAACAATCTCGGTAAGATTGCTAAACATAATCTCTCTTTCAAGTTCATCCCAATATCGTTTTAACTTAATAATCAATTATGAAGCGATCCTATGTATTTTACCAGTTTTCTTTTTAAGATTATTTTGATCATAGTTATTTTAAGCACTTATATTTACTTCGCTTATAAAAGGTAATTATGTCGAAATATTGCTTTCATTCGTTGTGCATTCTATCAAGCATCAATACTATATTTGCGACGTCTACAGCTTGAGAATAGTCGCCTTCTTTTAGGTTATTATAATGTGATTCTAATTGTTTTTTTAATTCCGGTTCATATGTTTTGTCGTCCCATCCTTTATATCCTTGTCTAGCTTTTATTTTTAATTTGTTTCTCATTTTTTCAGAAAAGCAATAAACTGCATTGTTTAAGTTTTCTATTTCTTGTGTTAATGATTGGCTCATTTATTTATCCTTTAATTTTCTTGTGAAATCATTAAAAAAAATCACACATGTTCATTGTGGTAACTTAGCTGCCTAACGCATTCTTGATACGTCCCTGTATAAATACAATGGTTATAAATATATGCGCTATAACTACCGTTAGAGTTTTTAATAATTCTTACTGCTCTCATTGTTTCGCCCCAATTAAATTTTTTGTTTTAATGTTTGTCGCTTATTTATTCTAAAAATTTCATTCCTGTTGATAAAGAATTCAAAAAATCATTGTTATCGTTGCCAACAATCCCCTTAATACCCTTAGCCAACGTATATAGATGTTTATGAAAGTCAGCAAACCATTTCTCAAGGTCTTCGGTATGATCGATTATCCGGTATTTCTCTGGAAGTCTATCTATCGACTCGAAACCTTGCCCACTACAAATAGCCTTATCCTCAACAGTCCACACCCTAGGAGATAAAAATTTATTTTCGCCCATGGTAACTAGATATTTAATTGAATATTCGAATTGTATATGTTGCTCTAGTTTATTAAAACTACTAAAATTACTCATACTATCAGATTGAATATTTTCAAAAGACCCCTTTTTTGGATCAGCAACATGATAATTAAAGGCATACTTAATTACTTTTTTAGAAGTAACATCCGATTCGTAAAATCTCAAAATTAAAGCCTTATATTCAAGAACAACAGTATCGTAGGCTGTAGACGAAATAACTTTCATGATTTTTATTTTTTCATCAACAACACTTGGAAGAAATTTTTCCGCAACCTTTACAAAAAATGTGTTATCTTTTTTTGTAAGATATACAACAAACTTTTCAACTACCCCACTAGCCCCTGGAACATAATATATTTCTTCTTTATATTTTGCCATTATTTTCCCCCTCACGGTTTAGTTGATCCGTTATATCGCCTCTCTTAAGAAACTTTCTTCATCAACGATATATTTAACTATATCATTTCTTTCTAGTTGTCTATCTTTTTCAGCAAATCCCTTGCTGATAATTTCAGCTTTTTTCTTTTCATCTGTTACCCCTTCAAGATCTCGTATTAAGTCATATTCAAGCTGAGTATCATTATTTTTAATTACTTTCTGCAAGTTAGTCCACGCAATTAAAACAGATTTTGCATCTACTATTTTTCTCATTTCTCTTTTTAAAGCAAGTTCAGCTTTCTTATTATCTATTATCTGTTTTTCCTTTTTTAGATCTGATAATTTTTCATCTCCGGCTGTTTTTAGTTTATGTATTTTTTCTTTCTGCATGTTGTAAATCCATTTACATGCAGTAATCAAATCATATTTATTAGTATCAACTTTTGGCAACGGCGGATTAAATTTTTTTTCATTAGAATAATTTTGGATAGTTCTAATACTAACTTCCCAAAATTCTGCTAATATATGTCCATCGACTATACCGGTGTTCATATTTTTCTTTTCATTTTTTATTAAAGGCTTTGAAATAGCGGATTTTATAATTTTAATTGGCTTTTCAAAACGCCTAACTCCTTTTAATATAATACTTTACGAAACGAAACCACATACAATATGTCTAAAAATTTTACGCTTTCTGGAAGTTCCAGAACCCGTACTGAGAAAACGCTAGAAAGAACCTACTTTTATTTCAGATAGTATTCTAATGCTCTACTGAAATTTGTTTGATACATAGCATAGAAATCATCCGACATCTTATCTATAGACTCATCCGTTGTTAGGATTCTAGCTGGACTCATCCCAACCATTCTTTTAATTGGGAGTCTACTTTTTGTCTCACGTTTGAACACCAACGTCTTATTACTTTTAATATTAACAAAGAATGAACCCTTATATACATGTCTGTTGCCCTTCTTAACTGTTGCCGCTATTCCTTTTTTTCTCTGGGTTGGTTGGAACTTCTCCAATCCAAATCTCTTATCTTCAAACTTTATGGTAATTGTGAAATTACTTCTATCAACTTTTGATATTGTTGTTATTGATCTCAAATCCTTCAATTTAATATTATACTTACCTTTGAACTCTTTCAGTGTATGACTCAAGGCAGACTTAGCAGTTTTGTTTAATGCCGAAGCAGTGGCCTTCTTTATGTCTCGATCAATACTCTTAAATACGTTCCTTACCTGCCTAACTGGATTTATCCCCATCAGATCTTCCCATTGTATAATAAATAAAGTATTATAGCTAAGTAGCAGAGAACAAATGCTATTTCAAGCCAGTTGTTAATGATTTTGATTAGTTTCATTTTTTGCCGCTCTTATTTTTCTTCTCTCTTTCTTACTTATTTTTTCCTTCGGTGGATATCGTCTCAGCGTTCCATCTTTTCCTTTAATGTAAATCGTACCATCAGAACTAGAGTATAGATTATTACTATTAGGCAATTGTAGTAATCTAAAACAAACATTTACCCGATCAATAATTTCACCAGAACTTACTCTTACTTTTCCCTCTGGTATTTTTTCATTATTTGTCATTTACCACCTTCCATATTCTAATAATTGTTTCAATATCAGTTCCTTTTCTTACTTTGGCCTCTTTTTCTGCATCCTCATTACTATTAGCATTAACGTCTAACAGTATTATCCGCTTACCGGATTTATTTCTGTATTTAACAATATATCTGCTCATAGGTAGTAAGAAGGTAGTAGGAACTAATTTTCTCCTACTACCTCAAATCTTTTGTTTTTAATCCGATTTCGTAGATAGTAGTAGGTAGTAAGAGTAGTAAGAGATATTCTAAAATATTTATGAACCATTCTAAGTTTGAAAACCGTTTTTACTCCTACTACCTACTACTTTTCACCCTAAGTTATTTATTTGTAATAATTTATCTTGGTAGTAACATTGGTAGTAAGAGTTTTTGCTCTCTTACTACCTACTGCCTTTTAGAATACGTGTTCAAATTGTTCTGCCATAACACTACCATCTTCATTAGTTATTTCCGGATTAACAACTAATATCACTGGATAAACATCCCTTGGTTTACCATTTACCTTTTTCTTAACCTGAGTAAATCCATTAGCCTGCAAAGTAACACCAATATTCCGCCGTACTGTGTTATTTTTATTGTAATTCTCATATTTTTTAAAAAGCCAGTCCATTATCTGAGTTGCATTCCAGTATTCAATAGCATTGGATTTATTATCTAGCTGCTCTTTTGTTGGAGTAACAAAGTGCAACAACAAAAGTTCTTCTTCAAACTGTCTATCCTTATATCTATCATTATGTAATTCAAGTCGTTCAATATCTTCCCTGTTGAAATAATGCAAAAACTCCGTCCCTTCAAACTTTTTAGTCCTGAACAACTCTAATGCCTGAGCATAAATATTACCAATATTAAATGATTGATCTATTTTTATGTCATCAATCTTAAAAGGTAAAAATCTTCTCGTTCCGGTAGCATCATTAAGGAATTTATCTTTATTTACTGAACCACAAAATGAAGCCTTTCGCCAAGCTTTAGTATCTGCCTTTGCATACGGCAACCTGATCGCAATTCTATCCTGTGTAATTTTACTTTTAATGGATTCGATATCGGAACGATTAAAGGCTTGCATTTCGTCCAAATTGATTAACCACTTAGTAAATAAATACTTTTCATGATCCTTATTATGAGCAATAAAAGTTGAGCTGTATAAATAATCCAATTGATACTTTTTAGGCACCAATGAATTTAAGAAAGTAGTTTTGTACCGACCTTGAGCACTAACCAGAACAAAACAAGTTTGATTAACAATATCATCTTGTATTAAAGAACCAACAGTTGCAGTAATCCATTTCCTAAAAGCCCAAACAAATGTTGCTCTATCTTTTTCATTATCCAGTATTATTTGATTAAGAAAAAGCCTTATCCAGTCGGTTTTACTATCCCACTTTGGCAAATCAAACAAATACTCTTTAATTGGATCATATTTCATAGATAGTTTACTCCCAAATATCCAGTTCTTTAAGTGCCGTTCCGATATATCATCAACCTTTAATGTTATTTCTTGATCCAGATCTCTGTAAGCCAGATCATCAAAAAAAACATATTCCGTTTCATCCTTTCTTTTATATTCTACTTCCATTGCCACTATATTATTTCTAAAATCGAAATTATCAACCAAGTAATTAAAAACTTTCGCAACCGGATATGCCTTTTTGTTATAATCTTTTTCCCACTCTAGCAATTCCAATTGCCCGGAACTTTCTTCCGGTAAATCATCAAATTCATTTGATATATTATCACTCATGCAGACATCAAAAATTCATTAGCATCTTTAGTTGGTATTTTTTTGATGCCCGGATATTTATTGTAACCACTAAATATTTGTAAAAGCCTATCTTTCAGTAAATTACCGGCTTCATCACTATCCATACAAAGAGAAACTTCCAAATGAAGCAACGGAATAAAATATTTATCTCCCGGTAAGTTACCTGCTCCCGGTACAGCAATTGCATTTCTGTTCATGGCATCAATAGCCATTGCATCAAATTCACCTTCGGTTATATAAAGCCTTTCACCCGTGAACAAATCTCTTACAATATCATTATTAAAAAATCTTTTAGTGCGGTTTAGATCTAATGCATCATTAACCAATCCCAAATACTTAAAGCCTTCCGAACTATAATTGTTCTGTTGATCAAAATAACGGCCACGTAAATAAATCGGTTCGTTCTTAAATAAATATGGTATAATCAATCTGTGATTATAAAAAATGAAATTTCCTTTTTTATTGAACAGTCCGGATCTCTTGAGATCACCCATCTCAAACTTTTTCTTTAAGTGGTTTCTAACTTGGAATACATTGTTGATCGTAAAAGTTTTAAATTTGTCTAAAGTCTCGATCGGTAATTTTCTAACTTCCGTTAAGTAATGGAAAATCTCTTTGCTTTTGTATTGCTGACAGTAGTTGTATAAATCCTTGAATATTTCTTGATTAGTATGTAGTCTTGTTTTAATAACTTCCCTTAGAGCCGCTCTATGAGCTTCGTTTTCTGTATCAAATTCAGATTTTCCCCTAAATTCATCATATACATATTTTTCATGTTTACTAAAGCACTTAAATAATAATTCTCTCTCTCTGTTAAGATCGCCTATTTGCTCAGAAAAACTTTTTTCAACTGGCTGTTCACGTTTAACGTTTTCCGTTTCAACATCTACACCACACATTTGAGCTAATTCCTTTCTTGCAGTAGCAGCATCCAGTTTATAATAATCTTGGTACAGATTAATTACATCTCCACCGTTGCTTGTTGCATAACACCAATATCTGTTCTGATCCGGATAAATCATCATGCTTGGCACTTTGTCCTTTACTTTATAAATAGAAGGAACAAAACCGGCTGCATTCATTTCTAACCCAAGCTTACTGATTAACCCGGTTATGCTCATTCTACTTTTTATTTCTGCAATTGTATCCAATTGTTAAATCTCTTTTACTTTTTTCAATAATTCTAATAATTCTTTTGTTTCTCTCATCGCCTTTTTACGGTTCAATTCGTTGATTTTATCTTTAATAACCCTAGTTGTATAAGTGTGTCCATCAATGTTACTCCCATTTGCCATGCCGCAACCAGTTGCAATGTCTGCTATTATAGCACATGGTACTTTAATAATTAGATCGAGCATACAAACTCCATTTTTGCTTAATTATTTACTCCTACTTGGAAAGCCACCACGCTCATCATTGGTTTTCTTTAGTTTCGGTTTTTGCATAACCTCTAATTCAGCTTCATCAAACCAATACCCTTCATGCAATGTTCCATCCTTAGATACTTTTGGGGATACCCAATACCTATTACATCCATTCAAATGCTCAGATCTACTTGTAACAATTCCGCCATAACCAGAAATGTTACTTTTAACTTTTGCGCCCAATTCAATTGTAAATTTTGCCATTTGTTTTTCTCCTATTTTATTTCTTCAACTTTATCAAGCATTACATTTCCGTCATTGGCTGTCTTAAAAATGAATTGATATTCCGGTATTACTTGGTTCAATGGTCTTTTTTCGAATAATTCAGAAAATGCTACATACTCAATTGAACCGCCTGAACTATATAGACGTTCTGCCCTTACAATAAACGTTTTGTTAAAAACCAATTTTTGTATAGTAGCAAGACTAGCAGTTAATAAAGCTTCGGTTACCGAAAACCTACCAATTCTATTTTCCAAAACAATTTCATAATAGAGGTTATCATTATTTATATTATCTACGCACTGGATCGTTTTTCCCATTGAATGCCTCAACTATTTATTCTTACCAATTCTATTTCTGTATTAAACATTTCTATTTTTATTTCTCTCCACCGGCCCAATACTGTATGCCTTGTAACAAACATATATTGGCCTCTCTCATATCCCCACATCCACACTGTCCCATTTTCACTCCTTTGTTCCGCCCAAAGCGGATTTACTTTTATGTTTGTAGTATTCGGCTAATAATTCTCTTATTTCTTTATCTAAACTCTTGAAATTTTCCGGTGATCGTTTAGCAAAATAATCATGTGAAGTTAACTTCATCTTAAACCAAAACATAAAATCATCTTCCAGCGTCCAGTTCTCTGCTTCTTTCTTTGTTAATAATCCAGTCATTGTTTGTATCCCTATATTTTACGAAAACCGCTTATTTGCCACTACGTTATACTTACCAGAATTTTAACTTCTACTATTGAGCTGAATCATCATAGAATAATTTGCAATATTTATACTCCTTTTTTGTATTTCTTGAATATTATCATCTAAAATTGCTTCAGCCAATAATTCATGCTGTTTTGTTATTTGTTTGTATAAATAACCTGAACTACAATCATCCCATCCACCTTTATCATCATTATATTTAAGCTTATCTTCCATTAAATAAGCGAATGCTCTTAATTCGTTTCTTAATGTCTCAAGTTGTTCATCATATCCATATTGGCAAAGTAGGTATATTAGTGTTTCTCTCTGCCCACTAGTATCATTTTTTTTAAAGTCGATTTCACTATCAATAATTTCTATTGCTTTTTTCTCTGTCATTTTATTACCTAATTTTATTTTGGAAACTCTAATTCTGTATTAAACATTGCCAGCTTAATTTCTCTCCACCGGCCTAATACTGTATGTCTTGTAACAAACATGTATTCACCAATTTCATATTTCCGTTTTACCTCTCTTTTAAGAATATTCCTAACATCCTTAAATGTTAATCCTGTTCTAAAATCCTCATAATTCATACATAGATCCTTACTGCTTCAGCAATTCTGTTAAGGTCATTATCATAAACTTCTACTTGACCAATATCGGAATTAACTTCAGCTACAAATCCCCTTTGCCTTGCTCTTGCTGTTATTTGCCGGGCCGGCAATACTTCACCCGGTTTAAAGGTGCTGTCATTTTCAGCTTCTAATAATATTTCATACAAACTGTACATTGCTCAACTCACCTGTACTTTTTAATTCTTTATTTATCATTAAGGAAATTTCATCTCTGTGCATGCTCCAATATCTGCTAATTTGGTAATTACAGTTTATCAGATCATTTAGTAAGCTTGGCCGGTACTTTCTAAGAAGTATTATTAAAGCCTTATAGCTATCCGCCGGAGAAAAATAATTGTTTAATTTTTCTCTCTTTTTATATTTGCCTCTTAAAGGAGCAGCGGGCATTGTTGTACTTGGAACATGAAATAATTGATTTCTTAGCAAATAGCGTTTGTAGTTTATTGCTATTTTATTGAATCGTTGGGTTGATGCATCCCAAATTTTTCTATGTTCAATTTCAAATCCATCATAACAACCATATACCTTTAATAGATCTTCTTTAAGGTCATAGAAATATTGTTTATCCAAGTAAAGTGCATCATTAGCTGTAACAAAACATTTAATCAGTTGAGCATCCATATTAAGTCCAAATATTAGGTTCTTCTTTAGTCAACCTAATAGCATTATTAGCTTCAACTATTGGTATTTTCTGTATCTTGCAATCTTTTACCGGTCTGTAATTGGGATTAAGTTCTTTGTTTAACAACTCTCTATGTTCCGGAGCTAATTCATCCCAATCTTTAATTTTACCCCATGTTGCTTTAGGTTCTTTCATTTCTTCACCTTTCCCTTTTTAGGCATGCATTTTTTACAGTAGTAATTTGTTTGAAGTACCTCTTTATATCTCGGTGGATAGTACAGTGCACAAGATATTCGTCTTTTCTCTACTGTTGATTTTCCCTTATTCTCATCTATCTTATGCACCAAACATCTGCACCTTCTACATTCGGCTACATCTAACACTTGAAATTTTAAATCATCAACCGTACTCTTAATACTCCAGATATACTTAAGCCTTTTTAATAAACTCATCTTACCACCAAGTTTGTTTTTTGTGCATGTTTTTTAAGTCCGTCTTCCAACTCTAAAAACCTACTGGTTTTACTTACATCGTAAGTAATTTTAGGATCTGATTCACTTTGCAGAGTTAAAGTATCGCCATAAACAATTGTTATTCTGCAAGGATCACCATAGTAAAAACATTTATCGCCTTCTTTCATTGAAGCACCTTATAATTTTTTAGTAGTTTTTTAATTGCAGAAAATATTTTATTACCCTCACGTTGATTAATATTGGTATTCTTATTTACTACAAAATATCCGCCAAGCTCAACAATGGTTTGCCTATGCCCTTTCTCGTTATAATGCCTCACTTTGAATATTCTAAAATTACCTTCCGGAAACCTCTGCATCATTTTATTTAAATCTTCTTTGAACGTCATTTATATTTTCTACTTTTACCTTTTTACTTACCCTGTTAATTACTTATTACTTTTAATTGCTCTTGACAAGCCACAAATCCAGCCTTGAACATATTCTAGCATTTGTTTTAGCGACTTTTCCAACTTCCCTAATTTTTTAGGTTCAGAATCCGAGCGTCAATCTGCAGTATGGATAAATTTTAAAGTTTTCATTTCACCTCCGTAAACTTCCCATCAATTAATTGATACCAGGTATCAGGCTTTAGTTTTCGCCCGGTAATTTTTGCAGATTTCACACATTTTATAATACCATCATCATCATATTCAGCAAGAGTTATCCAAGAGCCTAAAACACCTTTAATTTTTCCTTCGTATCCTATATTTGCTCCTACTGAATCTTTTCCTGAGATTTCTAACTTGCTGGAATATCCCGAAGATGCTAACTGGCTGGAATCTCCCGAAGATGCTAACTTGCTGGAATATCCCGAAGATGCTAACTTGCTGGAATCTCCCGAAGATGCTAACTTGCTGGAATCTCCCGAAGATGCTAACTGGCTGTAATCTCCCGAAGATGCTAACTTGCTGGAATCTCCCGAAGATGCTAACTTGCTGGAATCTCCCGAAGATGCTAACTGGCTGGAATATCCCGAAGATGCTAACTGGCTGGAATATCCCGAAGATGCTAACTGGCTGGAATATCCCGAAGATGCTAACTTGCTGTAATCTCCCGAATCACTACTATTAGTTATTTTGCATATTTTTTGCACATAATCAACGGATGCCTTAATGAATCCAGCTAACGATATTTTTGCTTTAATTTTTATATTATTTGTTACAACTTTACTGTTATCTTCCTCTTTCTGAAGTTCCCCTATACTTTCGACCTCAGCAAATTCACTTTCACAAAGATCATAGTAGTCTAGCACATCTAATGGATTTTCACAAAAATGGAATCCTCTTTCACACAACATAGGTTTGCTGCTTATTTTATACTCCTTTCCTTCCTCATACTGAAAGTCTCTACATTTCAGTCCCTTATTAAATGCTTTTATTCCTTTCATAAAGCCTCCTTCGCTGAATCGATTTCGGGTTAATTGCTTATTACTTTAAATTGCTCTTGGCAAGCCACAAATCCGGCCTTGAACATATTTTTATCCTTTACCTTTTTCTCAATTAATTCGGTTTTTATATCAGCTATTACTTTACTAGACAATCCCAATTCATGGTATGCACTCTCTAAAGTATACTCTAGCCGTAGATTCCTTTTCCGCAAAACCGACTGCTCTCTTAATGCATCTTGTGAAGTTTTATAAAACTTCTTAACCAAATGTCCCATTACCAATATTGCCACTATCGCCAATAGTAACAGAAGACTTGCTGTTATTATTAATCCTAGCTTCATGCCTAGCCTTTAATTTATTGTGAATAAAATATTTATCAAGAGTATCTTTGTTAAACCTAATTAACTGTAGTACCGGCATATCATATTCATTGCCGGTAATTACATTTATTGTTTTTTTCAAAATTTTATTTATTGATGGTTGCCTTAAACCGTATTTCTTTTCTAAATCTTTTTGAGAATAACCTTTCAATGCAAGGAATAATATTTCCTCATTACGTTCTTTTATTACTTCCTCACTAGCCTTAGCCACTTTTCTTTGAGCAAAAAATAATTGCCGGTAAGCATCTTCCAGTTGATTCTTTAAGTGAGCATTTATAAACAATTGTTTGTTGCTGTTATTTATCTTTAACTCTGCCGGATCTTCACTCTCAATAGGAAACGATAAATCCGCTTCATCAAGAATAGACTTGTAAATAAAACCGACCTCAATAATTGCATCTTGTTCAATGCTATTCATATAAAGCCCCGGTTTTATAATTATTAGGTTCTTGAATGGAAAATTCTTTAAGAATTTGTCTTCTAGGTGTGTTAAAAGATGATTTTAATATTGAATTGAATTTGAGGAAATATAGAGGTATTTTTCCCATGTCTTTATGATTCCCAAAATTATATTGACAAACTTCTGGGTGCTTCGAGTGCGAATCGGAGCACCTAGTTTAATTAATGATTAATGATCTTCAATATCAATTCAATTACGGTTGATACTTCAACTTTTTTGTGAATATTTGCTCTGTGTTTTTTAACGGTGTCTTCTGATCTGTTAATAATTTCAGCCATCTTTTTACTTGTGTATCCCATCATGATGAAACTTACTATCTGACATTCTTGCTCAGTTAATTCATGCTCCTTACAAAAACTTTTAATTTTGTTCTTAATTTTATAGTTGTCACACAAAAATTTCTGATAAATTAAGCCCATTATCAGAAAAAGAATTATAAGTTGATATACTATGCTACTTCCTTCTGTAAAAAGCATAAAAATATCCTGCAATATATAGTGAATAACAGATGACAACTAATACTTTATGGTAAACCAGTGGTACTAAAAAATTTTCAGCCTGATACATATAAAGCAATGGAGCATTCTGAGAATAATATAACATCATACCATATATAAAAAACAATCTGTAATTTTTTGCGCCAACTATAGATGCTCTTATAGTAAAAATAAGTAGAAAAATGCATGTTAAAGTTATTGCAACTATCGGAATATCATTTGGTGAAGAATTAAATATGTCTTTAGGATATGTATGATAACAGAACAAAGCTATTGCTACCGCTCCACCTGTAATAATAGGTATATATAATTTTGAATATTCTCTCTCCCATGTAAAATAGTTGATTGAAAGCACTACGAATTCAATTGGCGTAAACCAATGATATAGAAAGATATTATGAAAACCCTTAAGTCCTATTAAAGTTTGCGCTGTCTGAAACAAAAATGCAATAACAAAATATGCACTAATAAATTTTAGCTCATTCATCTTAGAAGCCAAGTATTTTAACGCCCCCAATACGATTATCACATTGAGGGTACGGATAGCATATTTTAATATATCATTTAGTTCCAATTTATCTCCTTAATTGACCAATTCGCTATATTATGGACAATCTGGTGGACATGGTTCACTCATTTCTAACGCAAATTCAAGATCTTCCCCCTTATCGTCAACAACAGTTAAACAAACATTCTCCTTCCCTTTTTCCAAACCTTTTGTTATTCTAAACTCAACAGCACCTTCAAGCTCTACCAGCTCTTTGACCTGTTCATTATCAAACCTGAACATAAATGGCATTTCTTCAGAAAATGTTCTTTTTGTTTTAAACTCACTTGCAAATTCTTTTTTTTGCTGCAAACTAATTTTGTGATTTCTCTTTTCCAATTTTTCTCCTTACTGATTAGTTAATATTATTACTTGTAGTTATTTACATTATACATTGTATAAAGTAATTTTATTTATCAATTATATATTTTTCTAGGTCATTATTGATTTTTTCTTTTAGCCTATTAAATAAACCGACGGTAACCATCTTTTCTTTTTTGACTTTATGTAATGTAGAGCGTGAAATTCCAGAATCAATTGATAAAGTAAAAATAGATAATCTATGATCATAAAGAAATGCATCAAAGTTGAACCTAAGTTTACTAAAAGTTCTTTTTTCTTTTTTTTGAAATAACCTTTTCAT